CTATATCTAAGAGAGATGGACACACCTTTTATTCAGTCCCAGTAGGTGAAGCAGACGCAGGACATAACCACGACACGACTGAAGCGGCAGATAACGCTATCACGATACTAAAGTGGTTCTCGCAACCATTCCAGGTCAGTGCCGCAGGAAGATTGACTAAGGTTACGATTAACCTAAAGAACGACAACACAGGTACAGGTCCAGTCATTGTAAGAATATACTCAGATACAGACGGCGAACCGGGAACACTGCTTGCTACTAGTTCAATACTAGGTAGTGAGATTGGTGCGACTTACGCCCAAGAAGTATGCCGATTCATCGAAGCACCAGCAGTTGCTCTTGCGACTACCTATCATCTAGTTATAGGGTTACAGAGTGAATGTACTGGTGACTACAAGGTATCAAGCAACACAGCGACTGAGACAGCACTATCATCAACAGATGCCGGCGTAACGTGGACAGCTTCGGCATTCACACTTAACTATTACACGTTCGTTTCAACTAACAAGCCAGTCAAGGCAGTCTACAGGTATTATACGAGCACAACTACTCCTATTACATTAATGGTCGTTGATACTAATATGTACTCAATTAACGAGAGTACTGGTGCGGTTACATCAATTACCGACGCTTTTACGGGTACAGCAACTGATTACCGATTCGCAACTATCAATAATGTCTGTTATATCGTAAATGGTGTAGACGTCCCTAAGAAATGGAACGGAACAACCTTTGCGAGTGTAGATGACTCACCTAATGTATCAAGAGATGTCTGTGCTCATAAGAACCGACTATTCCTACTAAACAACGACAACAAGGTTCAATGGGGTGGATTAGGAAGTGTAGAAACCTTTGAAAGTACTGACTTTGCCTATATTCCAGCACCACAGACGACCGACCTAGCTATAGCAATGATACCTTATCAAGACAGCCTTACGTTCTTTACAAGGAACACTAAATATGTCTTAACTGGTGATAACATTGACAACATATCAGTTCGAGAAGCAACCGCATCTAAGGGTGCTGTCGGTATGGGTGCTATTTGTAAAGACGGCAACTACCTATACTTCCTATCAGACGACGACAGTATATACCAGTATAACGGCGGTACAGATAAACCGATTGCCGATAAAGTTGGTAGAATTATAGATAACGCAGCTAACTTAGACAAATCACGCCTAATAGTCCACGACGGAAAATTACGACTGTACTACGCTGTAACAGGCTCAAGCATCCTGAGTAACTGTCTGATACTAGACCTAGAATTACAACAATGGATGCACGATACAGAGATATACTGTGGTGAACCTGCTGTATTTAACTCACAAACTGATGTCCAAGTATTAGTACACGGGTCATCATTAGTCGGTGCCCTATATAAAGCTGAGACAAGCACTTCTGATCTAGGCAAACCAATCCTATTTGACTACTGGACTAAATACTACTCATTTGACCACCCATCGCGCAAACACCGCATTAAGAGATTGTATGTGTTCTTCCGAGGCGGGACTGGTCCTTATTATGTAGATGTCCAAGTCGATGTAAACGACATTAACAACCCTACAAGTAACCCCGTCTATCTAGGCACGACTGGTGCCCAATGGGGTGCTGGCGATACTTGGGGTGGCGGTATAGAGTGGGGTGGTGCGGTATTAGAACCTACTAGACTATCAGTTCCTGGTCAAGCTCGTAAACACCAGATTAGATTTGTTCAACACGGGGTAGATAACCCAGTAGATGTTCTAGGTTTCGCAACCTATACTAAGCTCCGAAGGCCGATTTAATATGGCTAATGGTGCTAACTTCATTAACATCTCACCTGACCTTAGTAAGTCAGACTCTGCTTCGTTTATCAATGAGAACTTCCGACAAGTAAATGTTGCTATCGGTGGGGTACAAGCTGGCACGACAGGTGCTACTGGTCCCACAGGGGCTACAGTTGGTGCTACAGGACCTACAGGTCCCACGGGCCCACAAGGTATTCAAGGTGCGACTGGAGTAACTGGGCCAACGGGTGCGACATCTACTATCTCTGGTCCAACTGGACCGTCTATCACAGGTCCTACAGGTCCAACAGGTAATACGGGGGCTACCTCTACCGTCGCAGGACCTACTGGTCCGTTAGGTAACACGGGACCTACTGGTTCAACAGGGGCTCAATATCCGTGGGAAGGCCTATATGACTCTGGTACTGCCTATGATGTGAACGATTGTGTTAGATATAACGGCGAAGGTTATGTATGTATCCAAGCAGGTACTAATAAGACACCATCAACTGAGACTGCTTATTGGTCATTATTCGTACAGACTGGACCAACTGGTTCTACTGGACCTACAGGTGTTACTGGTTCGACTGGAAGTACGGGTTTGTCGATTACTGGACCTACAGGTTCTAGTGTTACAGGGGCTACTGGTAGTACTGGTAGTACTGGTCCTACGGGGGATACTGGAGCGGGATATGATGCTACATCTACATCGTCTGTGACTCTCGGTATTGGTAGTAAGACCTTTACTATTCAGGCTGGTAAGGCGTTTAATACATCCTCACAAGTTAGGATAACATCAGATGCTAGTCCTCTAATCAGGGCTATGCAGGGATACGTAACTTCCTATACTGGTACAACTCTTGTTGTAAATGTACAAGTTAGCTCCAGTACTGGTACTTATAGTGATTGGAGTATTTCATTATATGGTAACCCTGGACTCCAGGGCCCTACAGGCCCCACTGGTGTTACGGGAGTTACTGGCAGTACGGGGGTTACTGGTCCTACGGGAAGTACTGGAGCGACTTCAACTGTCGCAGGTCCTACGGGACCAACGGGCTCTAGTATAACGGGACCAACTGGTGCAGGAGTCACAGGAGCAACTGGATCAACAGGACCAACTGGAGTAACTGGGCCAACGGGTGTAGACGGATACTTAGGTGGGACTGGTCCTACGGGACCGGCAGGTGGAACAGGGGCTACAGGTCCGACAGGTCCAACTGGCTCGGGCTATACAACACCTGTCCGTAATGAAGTACCATCTGGAGATGTAAACGGGGTCAACACAGTATATACTTTAGCTAATACTCCTGCGACTAGCTCCCTAAGACTATATAAGAACGGCGTTAGAATGAAACCTGGTGCTGGCGTAGATTACACTATTAGCGGTCTAACTATCACTATGACAACTGCTCCTGCAACTGGAACTGTCCTACTAGCTGATTACGACATAAGTAGTGCCACGTTCGATATAGGTGTTAATAACTTTATAACTAACGAAGTCCCATCGGGCCTAGTAAACTCCTCGAATAAGGACTACACAACAGCTACATCATTTATAGCAGGAACTCTACAGGTTTATATTAACGGCCTAAAACAACTACGAACTACTCACTATTCTGAAACAACCCCAGCCAGCGGTACGTTCTCGATGAGTGACGCACCATCTACGGGTGACGTGATAGAGGTGGCCTACCAGCATAACCTAGCGTCTACGGGCGATGCTGATACGGTGGATGGTAATCATGCCGATAGTTTCTATCCTGTAGGAACGATTTATTCTAATAAGACTAACGCAAACAACCCATCAACTTACTTGCCTGGTCAAGTCGGGACTACTTGGGTAGCATTAGAGGGTGTCGTTGTCGTCGGTAAAGCGGCTGCGGGAACATTCAACACCGCAGGTGCGACTGGTGGTGTCGAGACAGTCACGCTAACAGCCCATCAATCTGGTCTAGTGTCGCACACGCATACAGTCACTACATATTTTTATGGAACAGGTAACGGAACTAAAGTAAGCTCATCGCAGGGCTCTAGTGCGGTAGATGGCGCAGCTACAGGTATATCAACAGTTGCTGATGCCGCTGCAGTAGATGCTCACACCAACTTACAACCATACGTAGTAGCGTATGTTTGGGAAAGGACAGCATAATGGCTAAACAAAAGATTAACGTATTACAGTCAACAGTATCGAACGCAAGCTTAGATACTACAGCTGGAAATATTGGCGGAGCTTGGCTTACTTGGACTCCTAGCTTTACGAATATATCTGGTGGAACTATTACAGTTGCTAAATATACTCTCATAGGTAAAACCTGTCACTTCATAATGAAATATACTATGGCAGGAGCTGGTGTAGCAGGCAACGCATCGTTTACACTACCTGTAACAGCACACGCTGACTTTGTGGCGGGTACTATATTAGGGACTACTCGGTTAGATGACAACGGGACTGGTACTAAATACGGTATGTTGGTAGTCAAATCTAACGCCGACTGCTTCTTGTATGTTTATAATGTAGCTGGAACATACTTAGATATTGGCGCTCTAAGCTCTACCGTTCCTCATACCTGGGCAGTAAACGATTCTATTACCTGTAACGGAACTTACGAGATAGCATGAAACTAACTGTTTGTATTATCTGTAAGAACGAGTCAGAGATGATTGAGCGATGCCTCAAGTCTCTCCAGGGCTTACCCGTCGTAATAGTTGATACAGGTAGCACAGATAACACAGTTAAGATAGCCGAGAAATATGGAAAGGTCTACCACCACAAATGGAATGATAATTTTGCAGATGCCCGCAATTTCGCAAGTGATAAAGTAAAAGAGGGATATGTCCTAAGTATAGATGCTGACGAGCAACTACTAACCCCAGTAGAAGATATTAAGAAACAGCTAGAAGATATAGGAGAGTTCAACGCCCTAACGGTTAAGATGAAATGGGACGATAACCACTCTCATAACGTACCAAGGATATTCAAAGCAGGACTAAGATGGCAAGGTAAATGTCACGAATACATTACTTGTAACCCTAAACCATCAAATGTCGTGATTAAGTACGAGAAATCCCCGACCCACAACACAGACCCAGACCGTAACCTACGCATACTATTGAACGATACCGACAATCCACGTTCGATGTTTTACCTAGCTAACGAATACTACGACAGGAACCAAATCGAAAAAGCTTTGGAATGGTATAAAAAGTACCTAGATGTCGGAACTTGGCGTTACGAGATAGCAGAAGCCAACTTTAAGGTCGCAAAATGCCTATGGATACTCCAAAAAGGCGATAAAGCACGGAATTACTGTCTACAAGCCATTCTAGGCAATCCTAACTTCAAAGAGGCACTTGTACTCATGTCAGAGATGTCATGGCCCAAGGAAGCGATTGTATGGCGTAGTTTTTCAGCGATAGCCAATAACGACGACGTTTTGTTCGTTAGGGGCGTATAATGTGTTTCAAAAGATTATGGGCTATACTAACAAGGAGGAGTAATATGACACAACTAGTATGTAAACCAGGTACAGACGGGTACCCAATGAATGGTTCGGTTAGAAGATACGGGGCACAGAGCTTCGCGTCTATTAGGTCTGGTGATGGTACGGAGGCTTACCAGAGCGGTGGTGCTACTATTAGCATGTTCGTCCGACTTGATGTGTCGGCAGCTTCACCTAACTATTCATACTTGTATAGGATGATAATGTGTTTCGATACCTCGTCTATCCCTCTAAACGCTACGATCAATAGTGCTACATTACAACTATACTATGTCGGTAGAGATATAACGCTAGGTACACCAGATTTATATATAGTTGGTTCTACACCAGCGTCTACGTCAACACTAGTAGCATCAGATTACCAACAGACAGGCGGTTCACTATGTGGGCATATTGATTATGGGGATTTAACACTCAACCAATATAATACGATTACCTTCACTAACTTTGACGCTATTACTAAGGGCGGGACAACCACATTAGCTGGTAAAAGTTCTTGGGATTATAGTAACTCACCGCCAACGTGGTCAGCATTAACTGGTATGTATCTACAATTCCGTAATGGTAATGTCGCCGATCAAGAGCCTATTCTAACTATTAACTATACTGTCGCTAGTCCACTACCAACATTCTTTAGGTAATTTGCATTATGATAAAAAACTAGTGATAATATAAGTAAAGGAATAAATACATGGACCCCAACGCTGTTAAACCATATTACGACCAGTTAAACACAATCTATGACCCACAGAGGCAGTTGATACAGCAGCAACAGGCGGCCTTACCCCAACAGATGGTGGCTCAGACATCAGCACTTGATCAGGCTAAAGTAAATGCTTTTAGAGACATAACTAACGCTTCTAATACTAGGGGTATGTATTTTAGTGGTTTCCGTCCATCACAAGAAGCTAGATACACTGGTGAGACTTACCTACCAGCTCTTGCTAAACTACAACAGGAACAAGTCGGACAACAGACAGCCCTACAACAAGCTCTTAATACCCTATATGGTAATCAACAGACACAAGCTATGGGACTATACGATACTGCTCAACAGAGAGCTGAACAGAAGAGACAATGGGAAGCTGAACAAGCTATGAAAGAAAGTCAGTTCCAACAGGAACTCGCTGCTAGTCGCTCTTCAGGCGGTGGCGGTAGTTATTCAAGCGGTGCCGTAGTAGACCCATATAAAGGCTTCACGACTAAACCAAGTAAGAACGGTGGTACTAACTTCTTCGGTCCAGGCAATCAACCTATTACTGCTGCTCAATACTATCAGGCTACTGGTGGTGGAATTAGCGCATTGGCTGGTTTCTTACAGAACTCAAATGCTAAGGGTGCCTACAAAGATCTAAACTCTGGTAAACTAAGCCCAGCCCAACTAACTGAGAAGTATCCATATATATTTGGTGGGGTATAGGCTATGGGCTTTTGGGACGGCTACGAAGCAGGTAAGACTGGTGCGAAGTTTGTTACTAAACAAGGTTCTGGTAGGAATTCACGTCTCGTAGAGTCATCTACAAGTGGATTCTGGGGTGGATATACACAGAGGTCTCCAGAAGAGATTAAGAAGATGGATACTTTTGACCGTGTATCTAATAAACTTAATAATCTCAGTAAATTGAAATCACAAGAACAATATAACGTGCTACGAGAAGCTCGTGATGCTGGTTTAATAGATAAAGCAACCCACCTTAAATTAGTCGATGCTGTAGGTAACGCAGACCAATATAAGACCCAACAAGACTTCGAGAAGAGTATTACTCCATTAGAACGTGCTTCTATGGTAGCTGCGGATATGGGCAAGGGTGTCTATGAAGGCACTGTGGGTTCTGTGATGACTTTGACTGATGCTATTAACAAGAATATAAACTCTCAACAATATCAGGGTTTACAGTCAGCCGTTAATAAAGACGCTAACTTTGCACTCAAGACAATAGGCGAACGAGTAGCAAGTGGTAAGATGTCTCAGGCAGAAGGTAAGAAATTATCCGATGAAATTATGAAGACAGTTAATAAGACTGGTAGTATGTCTACTAAAGCCATACAAGATTTCAGCAAACTCGATAACGTAAAAATAGCTGGTGCTGCTGGAAACACCGCCCTAAACGTACTAACAATGGGTGGTGCTAACGTGATTAAAGCTGGTGTAGCTGGTGTAGGCAAAGTCGGTGCTAAGGAAGTTGCTAAACAAGTTGGTGCTGCGGCAGGTAAAGAAGCGTTAATCGGTGCTGGATACGGACTAGCTACAACTGCTGAAACACTAGGCAAGAAAGCTACACTAGAAGACTATATCCGCAATACCGCTATGAGTACTGCTGTTGGTGGTGCTATACCAATAGTTAGTGCTGGAGCAAAAGGTGTTATATCTAAGCTGAAAACAAATATTGTACCAGACAGAGTAGTACAAACAATAGATGCTGCTACTGGTGAAAAGAAATACTTTACAATACCAACAAAAGAATTTGATAAACTTAATAAGGCTATAGATGGGATAGATGGCATAGCTGGTAAAGAGATTAACGGCGTTAGGACTCATATTACCGCAAAGACACCAGAAGTTATGGCACAAAAAGGCTTCTCGTATGGTGGAGTATATGGTGCTGTCGCTAAACCATCATTTGTTGAAAAAGCACTTACTGGTGTTGGTAAGCAGTTGCGTAAGACTAAGGTTGGTTCAAATATCTTAGATGTCAAAGATGTAGTATCTCAGAAGATGTTGAACAACTTACATTTCATAGAGAAGCCATTTATTGGAAAGGTAGATAAGATTACTGGTAGGTCAGTGGTTGATAGGATTAGAGAACTAGCTACTAACGTCAGACAGGCACCAGGTCTAGCCCTAGAGAACCGCAAGAACAATAAGGCATGGCAAGAACTCAGTGCCCATATACAGGCTAATGGCGGTAAAAAGGCTATGAAAGAATTTAGAGACTTCATCAGTCTAAAACAAGATGCTATTAATCAGTCTAGGTTCTCAGGAAAAAAAGTTGCTATCCCTAAGGGTACTGCACAACAAGAAAAAGCCTATAAATTACTTAATCAATCCACTAAAGATGAAGTACAAAAGGCATTTGACGCTGGACTCATAGATAAGACTAGATACACAGGATTCATGAAAGATAAGAACTATACTCGTGTCCAACGCAATCTAGAAGACGCTTTAAACTTCCCAGGACAAGGTAGGGCAGAAGCAAGTATCAGTTCAACGGTATTGGGGCAAAAACTAAAGGGCTCGTCTAGGGAAGCGGTAGATCCGTTAGCAGCCTATATAGACTGGTCTAATAAGATAACTGCTCAGATAGAACGCAATAAGATGGCTACATTCGTTACTGATAACTTATTAGAAGACAAACTAGCTATTATGGCTAAAACAGGTGATAAGAATACTCTAGCTAGGTTCCGAAACGGCATAAAGGAACTCGTAACTACCGATCCACATATAGTTGATTCTATAAAGAATATGGATAGGATACAGTTCGGTGGATTACAGAAGTACCTAGAAGCACCGTCAATGCTTTTACAGCGTGGTGCTACCGCCCTGAACCCAGCCTTTGCTATACCTAATATGATTCGTGATGAGATAAACTCATTCATACTATCAAAGAACCCACTTGCTACACATAACCCACTATCTATATGGCAAGGTATCAAAGAAGCTATCGTTAAACCGTCTGTCAATGCTACTGCCCGTGCTCTAAAGATTGCTAGAAAGGGTGATGACGTATGGAAACCATCTAAGGCATTTGAAACCTACATATCTCGCAACGCACAGATGACCACAGTAGATTTAACACGTAATCTGAAATCTGCTACTCGTCAGGCTGCAGAAGAGATGGGGCTAAAGGGTGAGTCGTGGGTACGCAAGTTAGAGAGTATCAACTCAGCATCAGAGAAGATGGGTAGGTTCCAGAACTTTATCGGTACTTATAAGAAAGCACTTAAAGAGGGCATCTCTGATGAAGAAGCTATTAATCGTGGTATGCAGGCAGCTAGAGAGAATGGTATTGACTTCTCGCAAAGGGGAGAATATGCTACATTCGCTCGTCTATTCAATCCATACTTTAACGCTTCTATACAGGGTTCACGCTCGCTTGCTAGGGCTATTAAACAACGACCAGTCGCTACATCTATAAAGATAGGTGCTACTATCTTAATGCCGATAGCTGGAACAACTTATTATAATCTATCAGACCCTAAACGTGCAGCTATCTATGCCAACATACCTTCATACGAACGAGAAGCTAACCTTATATTTGTATTAGATAATGGACAATACATCAAAGCACCACTCCCACCAGGTGTTAAAGAGTTCGGACAACCACTTAGGAAACTCATCGAATCAGAGTATCTTGGTGATCCACCTGGATTCCTAGATACAGCCAAGAGTCTATTTATAGACGCCTTCAACCCACTAGGCCCAGCCGATGTTATCCCACAAGCTGGTAAGCCGGTAGTAGAGAACCTAGCTAACTACAGTTTCTTCAAACAAGCACCGATAGTAGGTGAAAATATGACCGACTTACTACCAGAGGACCAAGTGTACAAATCAACTCCACAAGCATACAGAGACTTGGGTAAAGCGCTAAACATGTCTCCACTCAAAGTCCAGAACCTAGTTAAGGGATATGGGGCTGGTGGTGCTGAGCAACTCGTATCTGCCATTGACGCACTAAGAAGTGGTCAATCACCTGATAAGATTATGGAACAATTAACGACAGATAAGCGTGGTACTTTAGGACAGATTAAAGGACGATTCACTGGTAAAGTAGAAGAGGGTAGTGGAGAAGTTACTACCAAGTTCTACGATGCCTATCAACCACTAAAGGCTCGTAGGAACTCGGCATCTAAGAAAGTCACCGAAGCAGTTAAAGCTGGTGACGAGAAGAAAGCCCTTAAACTAATTGATGCCTATAATAAGACTGTTGACGAACAAGATAAACGATTCAGGACAACTTATGGCACCTATGAGAAGGACAGCGAACTATTAGATGTGTTAAACAAGTTGAAGATTAGCAAGACACCTACAGCACTAAAGTCAAGGTTAAAGGACTAGTTTGACTATTGTGATAAATATATCTAAACTAATAAGAGAAAAGGAAACAAAATGTCATTAATATCATACAGTAACATACAAGACGGAACCACAGTAGACGCAGCTGATGTTAATAACCCCCTAAACATTATTGTCAATGATTACAATGGTAATATCGACTCCAATAACATCGCTGATAACTCAATCATCGCTGGTAAGATAAATAACGGTGCCGTAACGGAGGCTAAGATAGCTGATGGAGCCGTAACTGCTGCTAAGTTAGTATCTAAACTTACTGCTATAGTTACTGCTGCAACAATTACTCCATCTAGTCAAATATATGTTGTGACTGCTCAGGCTGAAAACGCTACTATCGCTATACCTAGTTTTACTGCTACTGACGGTATGTCGCTCATTATCCGCATTAAAGACTCTGGTTCAGCTCGAACCCTCACATGGAACGGTATCTATAGGGCTGTTGGTGTCACTATTCCACCTGCTACTGTCGCAAGTAAAGAACACTACATAGGCTGTGTATATAACGCAGGTGCCAATAAATGGGATGTAGTGGCAATAGCTAGAGAGGCATAACATGGCTACCTATACGGCAGCACTCACTGCTCACCTAACACTCTACTATGATGTGTGGGAGTCAAGTGTTGATACCGCTAACAATACCTCTGTAGTGTCTTGGAACCTACGCATGACAGCCAAAGACGGCTGGACATATAACGGTGGACTAGACTTTAGCGCGACAGTCAATAGTGGTGTAGTCGCTAGTGGAAGTATCTATCCATATAATACGGGTGTTAATGGTACTGTAACTTGTAGTACAGGTTCAGTCACTGTAGCCCACGAAACAGACGGTAGTAAAACTATATCAAATAGTGGCTGGATAGACAGTGGATTCGGTGCTGGAACTGGTAGCGGAACACTTGGACTTACGCAAATCAATCGTTATGCGACCATTACTGGAGTTACTAATACCCCTTCAGATGTAAACTTCACGACACGAGTTCAGACTAATGTTACATGCGACCTACTAGAGACTAACTTAGACGGTGCTGGATTTACTACAGCCCACTCTGGAGACTTTACAGACGTTACTGAGACGATAGGTAGCAACTTAACAAGTAATGCTGTTCATACCTTAGTAGTAAGGGTTCGACGCAAAGACTCACAACTCAAGACCACTTCTGGGACATACAATGTTACCACACTTGCACAAAATAACTTTATGGGGCTGTTAGAATAATGGAGACTACAGGCATGCAAGCACAGGAAGTAGCAATCATAATCGGGTCTGTTGCTGCTCTAGTAATAGGAATAGCAGGAGTATTTATGAAATGGTTAAATACAATATCTAAGGCAGATAGAGAAGAACGTATTTGCACATCTAAAGTTAATGCTGAAGCACTTAAGTCATTAGGTGAAGCGCTACTTGCTAATACTGAATCTAACCGAGAGATTGCTAAAGAAACTAAAAAGGCTGCATCTGAAGCCAAAGAACGTAATGGACACCTCGCGGAATTACAGATTAAATCTCAAGAGATGATTGACCGCAACCTAGCTGAATACCGAGAGATGAGCAAACAACACGTTACAATGCAAGAAGTAGATAAACAACACATAAAGGAGGTTGTATGAGTTATATATACGAATCACAATGGGACAGCCCTAACTTTACTAAAGGTTATGACAGCCGAGATTTTATCGTAATTCATTGGTGGGATGACCCAGCTAAAGGTCCAACTTACGAAGGGACTATCGCTACACTTTGTAATCCTAATCGTGGAGCATCAGCCCACTACGTCGCTACAGGGACAGGTAGAAGAGTTGCTTGCCTAGTGAGCCCCGATGACACTGCTTGGCACGCTGGAACAACTGACCCTAACACGAATCCAAACCCACACTCTATCGGAATAGAGGCAGACCCACGTTGCCGACCAGAAGACTATGATGTTGTAGCCGAACTTATCGCTAACATTAGAAGTGCCTATGGAGACCTACCATTAAAACGACATAGCGATTTTGTTGCTACACGTTGTCCTGGAGACTGGGACTTAAATAGACTAGATGCTTTGGCACGAACTAAAGACGGTTCAGGCGATTGGGGAGATGTTCACGATATTCCTAAACCACCAGTTGTAGAGCCACCTAAGCCACCTGTCGTAGTTCCACCAGTAGTTGAGCCACCTATTGTAGTTCCGCCTGTTGTAGAGCCTCCAGTGAGTCCACCGAGCATTCCATGGTGGCAACCGATAGTCGACTTCTTCTTAAACGTAATTAACTATATAAAAGGGAAAAGAAATGCAAAATAGATTCAAATCAAAAGTATTATGGGCATCAATAGTTGCTCAAGTCGTAACACTATTACTAACACTAGGTTTTATTGACACAGGACTTGGTGCACAGGTTAACGGTGTTGTAGCCGTAGTCTTGCAGTTGCTTGTAGCTGTAGGCGTGTTAAACGACCCTACGTCAGCTAATAAGTTCTAAATATAACATATATGTTATAAAGCGTTTACTAAGAAAACTATTGACATTAGCATTAACATATAGTAATATGGTTTTAACAAACGGGGAACATTAACAATTGAATGTAGTAGTGAGGGTCTATGACGTTAGGTAACGTTCCGTCTACATCGGTGTAAGCGAGACTAGTTAATCGCCCATCAAGTTACCCCCTCTCTCATACATTCAATTAACGGGGAATACTATGGAACAAGAACCAGTATCACGAACCATTCTCATAGAAGAAGTAGCCCAACTACCAGGTGATAGAGACTACCGAGGAATACATTATCTTAACTACGTTAGTGCACAAGTAGAACACGGTCATATAGACCGAGACGGGGCTAATGCCCTTATTGCGTCTAAACTCGCTGAGAGAGCCTTCAGTGCAGTCGTAAAGCAATCAGTTGAAGAGATTAAAAGTAAGTCAGACCTACCACTACCCTACGACGATATGTATATTAGTGAGATAGAAGACTTTAAACCTTTTACTAATGAACAACTTGAAATGTTAGCAAACGTCTATAAGACTAATTCAAAGTGGGATAAAGTAAGACTTATCGGTAGAGAGATAGACCGAAGAACAGTGAGTGGCGAGTGATTACAGGGTGCGAGTATCCAGTTGATTTAAAGACTGGTATGCCCGTAGACTTTAGAGACCTCAACTTAGAGTCGAGATTAAATCCAGCACAGCCACGCAATTACAACCGACATCACGAGTTTTGGACTCGCAGAGCCTACAAGCAAGTAGGTTCTTTTGTTATTTACGAGACATTAAGAGAGATAGAGACACACGTTCCACACATGTTACTAGACATGCACATACAACTACATAACGAATACGACCCACCACGCATGCCTACACCATTACAGGCGATTACCGAGATTGAAAGAGCGAAAGATGCTGGCGAAGTATTAACTAGATGTAGAAAGGGGTTATACGTCTGTAGAGCAATCGGTGACGACGTTTTGAAACAGTGTATTGCAAATTACGATCAATTAAAAAAATAGGGGGACGAAGTGAAAACTGGAACAGTTAGAATAGAGGGAGACCACGCTTATATCCTAGCGATAGGCGACTTACACATGGGCGATAAAGCCTTTGGAAAAGAGAGCAAGAAGAAACTAGAGGGTTATATTAAGTGGGTTCAAGAAAACCCCAATGCTAGAGTTATATTAAACGGAGATTTATTGAACTGTGCTACTAGGGGTTCTAAGACCAGTCCGTTTGAACAGGACATGACATTAGAAGAACAGATTACAGCAGTCTGTGAGTTCCTAGACCCAATTAAAGATAGAATTGTTGGTGCTGTCATGGGTAATCATGAGAGGCGTATCGCAGACTTCTCAGGCTATGACCCAACACTAGCTATACTATGGAAACTAGGGCTAGAGACAGAGAACATCTATTATAAGTTCACTGGTGTTATCAAGTTCCAAATTGGCAAGAAGGATAAGATTAGTGGTAGGGCTAAGAACTCTTATACAGTCGTATTTACCCACACTACAGGTGGTGGTAAGCTGATAGGCTCTAAACTTAACAGGGTAGACCAGATGAGACACTCAACTGTAACCAACGCTGATGTCTATATAGGTTCACACAACCACTCATTAAGTGCGGCACCAGTCGTATCAATGGAATATGACCCATATAATGAGAACGTAATCCAACGCAAACAAGTCCTTGTAAGTGCCGGTAGTTATCTAGAGTGGGACGATAGTTACGCAGAGGCAGCACAACTTGAACCTATGAAACTAGGCTCACCACGAATTAGACTAGAAGGTAAGGGCGAGAAAGACTGCCATGTTTCTCTCTAATCTTAATCAGGTATTAGTCACAGTCCTAGCTATCACAGCTATACTGTATTACTTGGTGGGGATTATATATCGTATTAAAGCAATGAGGAGGAGGAAATGAACGACGCAATTTTAAGGTTTGTCTACAAGTTAGAGTTTATCTTTAAGATACTCTTTACTAGGTCTAAGATGATTATCTACTGCCGAGAAGATGCCTTCAAAGCAGGTGATACTGTTTATTTTGGAAGTGAATTAAAAGCAACTTTTAGAAAGGTTAAGAAATGAAAGACTTTGATTTTAAGTGTGTATTAGTATTTATAGCATTATTAGCTGTATCATTTATCGGTGTCTATGTGTGGCTATTAGTTGAGTTCTTCAAGGAAGTGGTAAGATGAACGCCCAACAACGTAAAGAACGACCTGTGTTCTCTGGTGTGATAAAATACTTCCCAGACGCTTTACTGGCTGTTGCTAACGTATCGTGGATAGGTAACGAACAACACAACAAAGGCGAGCCACTACACTGGGCTAGAGAGAAATCATCTGACCAACTAGATGCTGCTTTAAGACACCTAACCGACTACGCTAAGGGTATTAAGTATGACGATGACGGAGCAAGCCACCTAGGAAAAGCCGCATGGAGAGTTATGGCACAATTACAATTAGACTTGGAGGAAGAAAATGATAGAGCAGCATGACTTCACAGACGATGTTAAATGGTCCGACGAAAGACTAGTAGATTATCATAATGAGTTGGTAGATATAGTTAATTCCGACCCAATGCCTAGACTAGGTGAACAAGCACTCAGACAACTAGGTATAGTAAGATTTGAAATAGACCAACGTACAATCGATATAGTAGAAGAAGATATGGAGGACTTAATGTCATGAAACCTAAGGTATATTCGATTGATATAGACAATACCTTAACTGTTGGTTCGGCATGGACTGAAGAAGAATGCCTCACATTAGAGCCTAGACTAGACGTAATAGCTAGAGTAAATGAATTATACGGAACTAACTTTATAATCATACACACAGCTCGCAGACACGAACTCTACTTAAATACGATTAAATGGCTCAATAAACACAACGTAAGATTCCACGCTGTTAGTTTTGAGAAAATGCCTTGCGACCAGATATTTGATCTAGACGCTATTAATCGACTTGAAGACCTGTAACTTGTTACAATAGAAGTAACAATCTAAACGGGAGACTCTCATGGAACATGAAGGAAAATTAGTAAGTACATGGGAGGGTATCACAAAGGATAATGATGGCGAAGCCCACATACACACCCTACACAAATACGAGTATCCGGAACAAGTAGACGAGGAGAGGTTCTTATCACAGGCCTCTCCTGTTCATATAAATGCCTCCAGACCGCGTAGGAGCGCGCGTGAGACGTTATTACTCGCAGACGTTCCAGACATTCACTATGGCTTTAGAAGGCTCCCAGACGGCTCTACACAGCCCCTACACCAACCTGAAGTTATGGACAAGTGGCTACAGATAATGAAAGACCAGCAACCAGGACTTATTATTCTAGGTGGTGATATACTTGATGCCCCACAAGTCGGTAAGTATGAGATGGACTCTAACCACTTCGTAGATACTATGCAACTCTCAATAGACGGATTACACAAGTATCTAGCTAGACTAAGGGCAGACAATCCTAATGCTCACATAATCAACACTAAAGGCAATCACGATCTACGGTTTGAGAAGTTCCTATTAAGGAACGCCAAGCCACTATTCGGTATTAAACCTGCTAATATGCCGTCAAGCTGGGCTACTAACTCAATTCCGTTCCTACTGAGATTTGACGAACTAGAGATAGAGCAAGAGACTGGTCCAGTTAAGATAAACGACAGACTAATTACAATGCACGGAGAGTTCGCAGGTGGTACGGTCCAGAAGTATCTCGGTAGATACGCTTGTTCAGTTATGTTCCACCACGACCACCGAAGAGGTTATGGACGTAGGGTGTTCCCTAACGGACAGGCTATAGAGGCATTTGGGTTTGGTTGTCAAGCAGATATTACAGGTTCAGTACCCAGCTATCATAATAAGATAGACGATAGAGGTCAGGTAGTTGAGAGATATGAAGACTGGAATAACGGTGGCGGATTCGTAGAGTATCGTGGTGGTGATAGACCATTTAAATCAATAGCAGTTCCGATAGAACCACAGGATAATTTTGATGCTAGTTATGATGGTAGAGTCTATAAGGCTCGTAAAGATGTCTTAGAAGCCCTTAGAACTGGTCAATAACATCATCATAAGTTTGTTTAGTAGTTAATATACGTTTAATCATAATCTTGTTATAGCGGTCTGGGTAGTGTTCTATAAACCACGCCATGAACCAGGCTGGGTCCTGATGCGCTGATTCTGTCTTAAACGTATGACAACCTGAACATAAAGTTATACCGTTGTCCATATCCCACCTGATATTTCTGTTCCTTCTACCTATTACATGGTGAGCATTAAGGTATGCCGTGCCTCCACAGACCTGACATACCTCGTCGCGTTCTCTAATCTTCTTACTCCACAACTTATCAAGCTTCTTGATTTCAGCGGTTTTCATAGTATTGACTCATTAAGTATATGTAGGCCTAGCTCTGGCGTAACACAATTCCTTAGTATCTGCCGCTTATTCTTCAATCTATAGTTAGATAGGTCATACCCATAAAGTGCTGATAACTGTGGTATCTGTGCAGAGCGTATGTTATCCTTCTCAAATACCTTGTCTACGATTGGAAAGTTACCCCAGAATAGATGTCGTTGTAATACATGGTCTGGTGCTATTAGTGGCGTATAGTATGGTTTAACATTCTCTACAACCCACTTACAGGTAGCGTGGTGCTTGAGGAATACAATCTCCTCATATAATGTCATGTCAGGGTACTTGGCTGGTGTGCCGCGGAATCTAACATTGATGTTGAATCTAAAACTAGAGTGACTCTGACAAGGTGGCGAACTCCATATAAAGTCATATTCCTTGTAATGCTCTAATAGGTACTGGTGTGCATCTGTGACTATGACTGTATCATTAGGAAAGTGGTCGGCATATACCGTAGCGATGTCTTCATCATACTCAACAGCCGTAACATCGTGTTCATCACCCCATAGCTTACGATTACCACCAATACCAGCGTATAGATTAAGTATTTTCATATATTTGTCTTAGATTCTTGCGTTAAATGGTTGATCCTAGACTGTATAATACCCAACTGTTTCCAAGCTGATTTAGATATACGGTCCAAGTAATCTATCTGTGATTTAACCTCAGCCATTTCCATTTTAGTCTGGGTCTCGGCTGGTGATACTTTCATACCTAGCCTAATTTTATTTAGAATGTTAGCAGCCAACTTTACAGAGTATTCTTTCTCATAATCAGCAAGGTGTTCATCAATAACTCCCGTAAATTGGGATAGACGATACATCTCTTGGCTCATTATTGTTGGGCTAACAACAGCAGTAGCGTTTCTTAGTTTATCTTTAGCGTTAGACATGCCCTTCAGCGCGTCTTCTAGTTCTATCATAATATCCTCCTACCTGAACATTATCGAAAATGTATATGTAACCGATAAGAATAACAACATTGTTACGGTAATCATATAGATTAACGGAGCCATATCGCTACTCTTCATATATCGTCCTCTTCTTTAGTTTTGCTCTTATAGTGCTTAGTGTTAAGTCAAACTCGTATGTGAGCTTGAATTCTTCTAATTTACTCGTAAGCGTCCTTTCGTTAGGTGATATGGGTTTGTTTCTCGTATTTGTTTCTACCTATTATAACACTGGTTTGTAGCGTCGGCTTATTGTTCCGCCTTTTCGCCCTGATTCAGCAGGGTCTGCTTTACCGTGAGCAAAGGTATGTCCTGTGCCGTTCTTACCGCCAACAGAGGCGATTGCTTTTAGGTGTGCTTTCCACAACTCTAGCGATCCATACTTCTTAATCATTGTTTCTCGTAGTTTTTCACCCCTAGTCATTGTCTTGTTCCTCCAAGAAAGCTGTCCGGTTATCTTCCATTAAATTGATAATTGTTAGTATTTCATCTTCTGGAAATCCCATGTAATCAGCTATCTGTTTAGCGACACGCCTATTATACTTGTTGATAGCATATCGAACATTGTATCTTACGCAGTCTTCACACATTTAAGTTCCTCCTTCTTTTTTCTATATATGCCATTTCTTTTTGCGAACGTCGTTCTAGTTCGTCACCCGACTTCTCGATCAGGTAGAAGATTAGCTCTGTATCCATTTCCTCTACTAATTTGTCAAGTTTCTTCATCTCTCGACGCATTCTATCTTCTGGTGCTGTGTCAACCATTAGAAGGGTATATCCGCGATGTCAATAGGTTCACCGTCAAAATCGGCAGCAACTACGTCATCAACTACTTTACGAGGCATTGGTGCTACACTCTGCTTACCCTGAATCAATTTATGTAAGTCAAGTATTGCGTTTAAGATTTGTGCGTTAGTTGGTTGGCTCGCGTCAACTGGTGCTGATGTTCCGGCCTTTTTAACTACACCCTTCCAGTTGTGATACTGTGGGTCCTGTTCTAGGTTGTAAACTGTATCACCGACTGAGACTGGTCCAAAGACATTAAGCTTTGTGCCGTTCTCTAGGATAACTTCATACATTACCCACTCACCTTTTTTGCCGATGCCTCTCAATTCAGAACCATCTTTCTTGTGGGCTACACCCACGACTTCTACTACTGTTGATATATTGCTCATTATTTATCTCCTTTCAAAAGATTAATGTTACAGCAGGCGGTGTTCACGACCTTACCCGTCTTGCTTTTCTCTTGTGTCTCAACGTCTCCGTATCCACAATAGCCAACCTTCCAGCCCTCGCATTCACAATCAGGTATCGTGCCGTCTTTAAGGTGCTTGTTCAGGCTCTCAATCCGAGCAAGTATCCTATCCTCTAACTCCTGGGTGTAAGGTACAAAGTGTTCAGTCATCATGCCGTTATCTTTGGTGATGAGTAGAAACCTACCACGTTTGACATCTTTGCCTTGTCGTTTCAGCATTAACATATATGTTCCGAGTTGGATAACATATCTATCACTTGCTTCTAAAAAGGTTTGTTTCTGGAACTTCCGGTATTTCTCAGCTAAGATGCTCTCGGTCTTGCTGTCAATTACTTCCCACTCGTTGCCGTCTATTAGAGCAAAGTCTAGTGTCCCTTTTACATTAAGTTCTTCGTCATACATCTCCATTTGTGAGACATACTCTACACCTGATTGCTCTAAGGCTTTCTCGATTGGTGTCTCCCACATCTTACCTAGTTCAAAGTTGATCAATGCACCAGGATTTGGTGGTGTAGTCTGTTGGACGTGCTTGATAGCGAAATAATGCGCTCTTTCACAACCACCTAATGCACTGGGGCTGATATGATTGATTACCTTATTAGGCTGTGATTTAACCCACTCGTATGTTAGTGCTGGTAGTGATACATCTAAATTACCCATCTATCTTCTCCTTTATAGATAACTTGACCTCTGTTAAGCAGTCATTCCAACCTAATGCGTACTCTGGTATGGCGTGTTTCTTGCCGTCATTGTGGTCGTATTCTTCATCAAACTCTACTGCGACTGTTTCTTCTGGTATTACTGACAGACATATAGATTGAACCAAACGCTTCATTCTTGCTTTTGCATCGTCTCGCACTTCGTCATTTTCTGCAACTTTATACAAATACATTAAATCGTCTATATCTTCATCTAAGTTAGTAGGTAATACATTAACTGGTTCACTATGTTGTGGTGATGTATTAACATTTTCAGATTTCTTCATCATTTATTTAGTCCTTTCTTTAACTCCATGTTCCTTTCTTTCATAATTTTACATATTTCTTTCGGGTCGGTAATCCAACCGTCTAATGGTATGAACCGTATTCCGTGTTTACCCGATAACTTAGAACCGAAACTTAAACCCCATCGCCCGAATAGATATTTAACACCCAGACTCTTGGCGACTTTACGATAATTAGTCTTGCTCTCCTTTGTTTGTGAGTTGGTCATAACAACCCTGCCTTTTCTAATTGTTCTTTTGTGAATATACCAGTATCTACTATTGGTTTTGCTATTTTCTTCATATAGTTAGATTTAGTTACTAAGTAAGTTCTACCACCTGAGTTTCTAATATGATGGTTATAGGATGATAAGTATACTGTATTAGGTATACTATCCTTTGGTTTTACTTCTTCCCATATCTCTATAGGTATAGTTTTACCTCTGTCTGTAATATACATCTTAGTATATTTGAAACCTGTTATTTGGTTGTCTTTAACCCTTTGTGAGTCATATCTACGACCATAGGTTTCGTATATCATGTCTTTCATAACTACTTGTTCTCCTGTATTTCGCATCGTATATTCTCCCAATTAGTTGCGTTTTGACTTCTCATATTCCAAGTTATAATCATTGAAAAGAAGAATCCTAATATAAATGCTACACCTATTATTAAGTGTGGTTTAAGTGCTTTAAAGTTTGCCGGTTTCATAATGCACTCCAGACCAGGATTATGGCCAGGATAATGATCGTTACATTTGCTACTTGATTGATAGTTTCAGTCTTCATAACAGTTCTTTCCCTGCGTATTTATCCGCCTCACTATCCATTGCGTCTATAATTTCAACTATCTTTCTCAACTTATCTGCTGGTGTCCACGGATTTCCCTGTAATATTACTGCCCTTATCTTCTTACTCCAATGTCTCTGATTAAATGCTCTCTCAGACAAAAGGAGAAGTGAATATTCGTCTTGTCCCAGAAGTTTAATAGCCTTTTCGTGTGTCGTTCCAAGTTTATTGTTCATGTCCTCTCCTCTTTCTTTTAGTATACTCTAAGCATGAGTGGTTGTCAAGATATAACTCGACTATATTGCCTATACCTGACTTTGCTATATTGCGTTCACCTAGTATTTGCAGGCCCATAGGTAGCCGAGTCCGTCGTTCAACATCTGAGCTGTGACGCTGGCGTTCGCTACAGGATCAAACACGCTTGCTCCGTCGAATCCATATCGTGTAGCACGTGCCGGAAAGTATCCACTAATATGCTGAAACAATCCGCTTGGGTTTCCGTTGTCATAATAGCTAGTATTGACTGCGTTCGGGTTTAACGTGCTTTCACATCTCGCCATTTGTATAAACCTTTCTTGGTCTAGATTATATTTAATTGCTACTTGTCTTATTACTTGCTCGGTATCTGTTGCCGGTATTACCGGTATCTCCACCGCAGGTATAAGTCTCTCAACCTGTGCCTGTTTAATAACGTCGGTTGACTTCGTTATTTCGTCGATTTTAAATCTTTGATCAGCACTTTCGCTTCGTTGACTACTCGGTTGCTGTCTGTCTTGGCGTAAAATACACCACCAACAAACGCAGCAACGATAGCAATAGCAACGATAACAGCAATAACAACGCTTTTAACTTTAATAGTCTTAGGTTGTTTTTTTGCTTTCACTTCTGCCTTGACTTGTTCTATTATTTTGTTTTTCATCTTATACCTTTCTATTGACTTATAGCCAATCTGTCGCCCATAGTGTAAAGCCTACGAGCAACAGGCTAGCTATAACTAGCCTATCATTAAATCTCTGTTATTAATGGTGGTGTTTCTCCCTGTAAAACTTTTATCTCTTCCATAAGTTTTGTTAGTTCTTCGGTTTTCTTTCCCATTTCAAAACCGTGCTTATATCCTAAATCATAAAACTTCTGTAATATTTTTTTGTAATCTTCCATTTATTTGTCCCCAACCATTTCGGTGACTTTACCAAGATGGTCGTTATATGTTATAAGTGGTTTATCTGTTATTTTAATATCACCGTCACAATCACAAACAGGGTTTGGGTATTCCTCGCTTGTTCGGTTTTTAACCTCCCATAGCTCGTAATATATTCCGCATTTTGTGCATCTAAAGTTTTTTATAATTTTACTCATTTCCTTGTATCCTTTCATTTATTAAAATGGTGCTACTATAGTGTCTAACTTGTCTTTAAGTTTCTCTAACTCTGTATTATATGGCTCGAATAACCGCCTATAATACTCATCTATCAGTTCTTGTGAAGTAAAACCTGCAAGCCTTGCCTCTAATGAGTTGATAAACTCGTCTAGCTCTGCCTCTGCTTCACCTGGATAGTATCCGTTCTCGTCTGTATCGTTTACGCTATCCATATATGCCTCTGGGTCATATTCTGGGTCGTGATGGTCTAATTTATTCATCGTTAAACCTCCTCTGACTTTAATTCGTCTAATATGACGTTCTCTGCGAAATTATAGAATGTTGTGCCGTCCCATGTTGTATAATTCTCAAAGTATAACTCTTCTAATTCTTCAAATCGTTCGTCGATCATTTCTACTAATTCTTGCTTATTCATAACACTTGTCCTCCTAATACATTTATAATTTTATCTACATCGTGTATATCGAATACCTCTAGTAGTTTTTTTACATCGCTATCTGATAATTTATTCATCGTCTTGCTCCTTCATTTCATCTTTTACTATTTCCCACTCTTGCGGGTAAATATCTATATATGTTTCAGGTTCCTCGTCGCTTGCGTTATCACTTGTATAATCATCAAACATTACAGTTCAACCTCATAGGTAAATGGTCTACCGCTTTTATTTATTGTGTAGTCTTTAATGATTAGTTTCATGATATTGTCACTCCTATAGCTAACTCTAATAACTCGTATGAATTAGGTGTAACTCCGTCGTGTAGTTTTAGAAAGTGTAATTTACGTGCTAGGTCTTGTCTCTTATTATCTTGTATCGTAGGATTCATTACATATTCATGGATGATTTTATATCGTAATTCTTCAGATATAATACTCATCCTATGCTGTTTATTCAAGAAGAATAAATGCTTATTTAATATTCTGTTGTCTTTCATTTTTTTAACTCCTTTACAAGTTAATTAGTTTATTCAGATTGTAGCTAAGCAGGGTGTAGCTAGTCTTTATTGTTTAATGAGCAAAAGACGTATGCTCTGTGCTGTCCTGCTTAGTTGTTAATCTGTTGCGATCCGCTACTGCTGTTTTGGATCTAAGTCTATATTAACACAAGCAATAGTATAATACAATACCTTTTATACATAATCATTAAAACTGTGGATAACTATAATTGCATAACAGTGGTAGACTTGATATAATAGATACATAGATATAGTATAAATAGCATGAGTGAGACAGCAACAACCGGCGAAATAATCGCGAATAAGTCCTTTAATAAGAAACCTAAGTTAACACGTAAACAAAAGGCCTTTGTAAATGAGATCATAAAGAATCCTAAGCAATCCGCAACACAGGCAGCATTAAAAACTTACGGTAAAGAAGGCAAACCACCAACGTATGATACAGCGCGCAATATCGCTACAACCAATCTAAGAAAACCTAGCATAATATCACACTTAGATAGTTATAATAATATAGCAGAAGGTGTTATCACTAACGTAATAAGCGAATACGGTAATTCAGATGACATTAAACAGCGAAGTTTATCTGTTAGTACGGCCCAATGGTTGCATGATAAAGTGAATGGTAAGGCAACGATCCGGACTGAAAACACTAACTTGAACATAGACATCGAACAACTATTAAATAGCATGCAATAACACAACAGAGGTAGCACATTATAGATGTGTTATAATATGTTTTTATGCTAACAGATACAAGGTGCTAGAAAACGCGGGTTTATATAAACGACGGATTGATCGCAGCACAATCTTGTCAAGCACTAGCACGCTACCCCTGTTATTATGTGTCGCACAATATACATTTTAAGACTCATGCCTATGCTGATATACATGCACTCATAGTCATATACATGCATATCATGCACTACACAGCCTTACATAGCGTTATATAGTGTTTATTTTGTTTGTTTATATTGATTGATCTGTAGGTGGTGGGGGGGCGATATACCCAGGAAAAACAGTGGCGGGTTAAGTGGACGATAAGTGTAACGGTATTAGACACGGACAGACCATATATTCTTAGTAATCTCCTATGTAATAAGTAGGCGGGGGGGTTATCTTTTTTTGCGCGTGGTTTAAGTTTAAGCAGTTCTAATTTTTTATAATATATTTTTTTGGAAAAACAAGTCTAGACAAGTATTCCGTTCGTGCTATGATAGATACAACAATCTAATTCTAACGGGGGCAATATGGGTAAAATCACTGTTACTGAAAACGAACTGTTTGAGGCACTACAAACATATTTTGGTGCGTATATAGCTGGAATAGTATCTGCCGGAATATATAAAGAACTTGGTGGTGAACGAGATGGACAACCAGAATAAGGAATATACTGGCACCTGGATACCTGCCTTCATCATGGAAGACAAGAAGCTAAAACCTCTAGAGAAGATGCTTTATGCTGAGATCGCTTGTTTTGTTGACTGCTTCAAGTCTAATGCTAATCTAGCAGAGCGATTAGATGTATCTGAACGGTATATTAGTAGTATGATTAAGCACTTATCATTATTGGGCTATATAAAATTGACTGAGTTCGATGGTCGTTCTAGACATATAAAAGCTGTTTCTAACATAAAACCAAATAAACGCAAATTAACAGGGGAGACTAGCACTACAGTTCTACCCAGCATAGAACCACAGTTCCAGTCTGCCTATAACCACAGTTCTACCATAGATAACAATATAGAATACAATATAGATAATAAATCTCATGTCGAAATTCAGAGAATTTACGACCTATACATTTCTTCCTTTAAATCTAATCCCAATATGTACAAGCTATCTCCTCTTAGAAGGCAAAAGATCTCTAAACGATTGAAGGATGCTGGGGCCGATATGCTCGAGAAGGCTATTAAGAATACGTCGAAGTCAGATTTTCACCGTGGTGAGAACGATCGGGGTTGGAAGGCAGATTTAGATTTCATCATTAAAAGCTATGAGCAGGTCGAGCGTCTAGCGAACATGGAACTAGTAAAAGGTAAAGAAGTCGTTGAATACACGATAGACTGGAGTAAATTGTGAACTATAAATGGGTTAAGAACACTTACACAGGAAAGAAAGCCGATAGCGTGCTAGGACATGCTGCCGCCGGAATCGGTTATATCATTCTAAAATCAAGTAAAGATGGCGTCGAGGCGGCGTTCAGAGTAGCAGAAAACCAAGAACTTAGCTACACTATGGAAGATATGGACGAATACGAATCAGAGAAAATGGACCGAACATTATTTAGGAAACAAGGCTTACATCAGGAGGTATAGGTGGAAACAATCTTTAAGCGATGTGGCGACTGTGGTAACCCATTTATGGTTACATGTGATACTGACTGGATTTGCGACGTATGTGCCGATAAGTTATTCTCACCACCACACCACATGTCAGAGAAAGAACTACAAGGTAGGAACTTTGAAGACCGGCAGATCAAGCAACAATGGAAGAAATCATATCAAGAGTCACAAGACAGACTCCTTAAAAAGTGTAAAGGTGTAAACTATCATAATTGACAGTTACCCGCGAAAGGTGTTATAATAGTGTAATGGGGGCTTTATCTCAACAAGAACAACTTCAAAAGATGAAGGAAATCGTTGATGATTTCGACCGCTACTGCAAGAACAATCTTAAAATCAAAACTAAATCTGGAGATATAGTCCCCTTCGAACTTAAACCAATCCAGAGAATAGTTGCCGATATGGTCATAGACGACCTAAAGAACGAGCGACCTATTCGCTACATTATCCTAAAAGCCCGCCAAGAAGGAGTTTCAACACTGATTGAGGCTCTTATTTATTGGTGGACCGCAACTCACAAGAACGTAGAGAGTAAAATCGTAGCCCACGACCAAGACACGGCAGAGAAACTCTATGCTATGTTCCGTAGGTATTATGATAATTCAAGCCCTATATTCCAACCAAAGACCAAATATAATACCCGTTCAGACCTAACCTTTGATAATGACGAAGGTACTGGTCTTAAAAGCTCCATTGACGTTTCATCAGCTAAGAACACAGGCACGGGTCGTGGTATGACTATTAACTGGCTACACGGTTCAGAGGTTTCGTTATGGCCTAATGGTTCGGAGTTGATGGCAGGTCTAATGCAGGCTGTACCGATGCAAAAAGATACAGCCATATTCCTAGAGAGTACAGCTAACGGAATGGGTGACTTCTTCCATAAAACGTGGCAAGCAGCCAAAGGTGGAAACTCAGTCTTTACACCGCTGTTCTTTAAGTGGTCTGATGACCCTACTTATGTAGCACCAATACCTCCTAATTTCAAATTGACAGACGAAGAAAAAGCCCTCAAGATTACTCACGATTTATCAGACGAACAGATTGCTTGGCGTAGGGAAAAGATGAAAGAGTTCCCAGACGACGAGTCTAAGTTCTACCAAGAATACCCAATGACTGACATCGAGGCGTTCCTAGCTAGTGGAACATCTAGGTTCAACATCAACGCCCTAGTTAAAATGGAAGAACTAGCTACACCAGGAACACAATACGAACTTATAGAAAAGGAACTTAAGAACGGTCAGATGCAGTTCGGAAAGAAACAAAAAGAAATCATACCAGTTGAAGTCCGAGGCGCATCACTCACTATATGGAAGAAACCAGAACAGAACCGTAAGTATGTTATCGGTGCTGACGTTGCCGAAGGTATAGGTGGAGACTACTCAGTTGCAACCATAATGGATACCGAGAACACCGAAACTGTTGCTAGGTGGCGTGGGGACTGCGAACCATCAGACTTTGGCGAGATACTCGAACAACTAGGCAGATACTACAATGACGCTCTAATCGCCTGTGAGATAAACAATCACGGTCTTACAACTGTCCAGAGACTCAGGGATATGCACTACGGCAACCTATATCGCAGGGAAAAGGGTGAAGACGAGCGATTTGAGCAGTACACCTCTAAACTAGGCTGGAAAACAGACCGAAAGACTAAACCATTGATGATTAACGCCCTAGCAGAGGCTATTTTGGCCAGTAAAATCAAGGACCCAGACCCTATGTTTATCAGGGAATGTATGGAATATGTGGTAGATGACCGTGGTAGAACCAACGCACAGATAGGAGCACACGACGATACGGTGATTTCAACAGCTATTGCCCTCCAAGTATTTGATTGGCAGGACGTAATTATCCAAAGTAGGTCCATTCCGTCTAAATTACCAGCAAAATACATGGCTATACGTCAAAAACACGCACAGATGGCTAAAAAACGGCAGTAATTTGCTAAAAAGTAAAAAAGTATCCATAATAATCGTATATGGCAAAGAAATTACCAAAGATGAAGCAAAACGACACGGTGGACGAAACATTAGTTGAGGTTATGGGCAAGTTTAGGGCTGCTCGAGACTACGCACGCAAAGGTTATTGGCAAACTTGGAAAGACGCTCGAAAACTCTATAATTCACAGCGAATCAACGTCTCTTACGAGGGTAATTCGGATACTTTTGTACCTGAGACATTCACAATTATCCAATCTGTCAAATCTAACGTCGTGGGTGGAAAGATTAAACTAGAGTTCCTACCTACCAACTCAGAGCAAATCGGTGATACCAAAGTCCTAAATGCCTTAATGGACCAAATATGGACACAGGACAAGACTAAACTTAAATCATCATGGGCGGTTGACGACTCTCTACAAGTAGGTAACGGATACCTATGGCAATACTGGAACGGAACACATCCTTGTAACCTATACATTCCGACTGAAGACAACTTCTTTGACCCAACTGCAACTAACTATTCTAACTTACGTTACGCTGGTTACCGATACCTCACGACTCGAAAAGACCTAGAAGCCGAACAACTTACTAACCCAGAATACAATGCTGAAGACAAAGACTCAGAACTCCGTGTTAAACGCTACAAGAACCTAGACAAGATTGACGACTACGGTGGAACTGGTCTATTTAAGACCGGAAACGACAAGACAGCTAAACAACTACGAGAAGAGATGGTTGCGGGTTCAGTCTTAGCATCCGGAAACGATAAGAGTGATGTTGTCGAAGTTATAGTTTACTACGATAAAAAGAAACTTGTTAAAATAGCAAATCGATGTACTGTTATCGAAGAGACTGAGACACCATTCAAACGTGAAGCACAGATGATTCAGTCAGTTGATGATATGGGAAATCCTGTACCATTTGAACTACCTGAAATACCTGCATTCATTCCGGTCGCACCTTTCCGTGATTATGTAGATGGTGCTATGTGGTACGCTCGAGGCGAAGTTGAGGTCATTGGTGATTTACAAGAATTGCTTAACGACACCCAGAACCAGAAGAGCGACAACCTCAACTTTACCCTCAACCGAATGTGGGTATTAGACCCATCACAAGCTCATAAACGAGACGAAATCCAATCAGTTCCAGGAGCAGTCTTTACTCTTCCTCCAGGAAGCCTAACCCCACTAGAGACAGTATCAATCGGTGTAGATGCCGATAACGAGATGTACCGAATCCAGAAGATGATGCGAAGTGCTACTGCTGCTGACGAGATTGTACAAGGTTCAGCTCCAAAGGGTGCAGCTACAGCAACCGAGATTAACTCACAGATGATGCAAGCTGGAACACGCTTCGCAAGCAAGTTAGAGAACTACGAAGCTGAAGGCTTTGCTATCCTTGCTAACAATATGTTCAAGATCCTTCAAATCTTCCTTACACAGGAACAAGCTGTTCGTATAGTCGGACAATCAGGTGTTGAGTGGAAAAACTACAACCCAGGTGAATACCTTGGTGATTGGGACGTTAAAGTCGCCCTAGAAGCTAACGCACGACAAATGAAAGAAGAAGAGAAACAGAGTGCTATGCAATTCTACCTAATGGCAGCCAAACTACCATTCATTAATCAGGAATCACTATTCAAGATTACTGCTGAGAAACTATTCGATATTGATAAGAGTGAACTTGACAAAGTTGCACCATCACAACAAGCTCAGTTAGTCCAACAGATGCAAATGCAACAGATGGCCGCAGAAACTCAACAAGCACAGATGAACGCTATGCCACAAGCTGGTGAAGGCGAACTAGCATCAGCTCCACAATCAGGTGCCGAGAACGCAGTATCAGCCAGTGCTATGCAAGGACAAGGATTAAACGTACCAGGAATGCCAACGGCTTAGGAGGGCCACATGAACGACGAAATGACACCCGAAGACATTAACACGCTACGAGCATACCTAGCGACTGAATCAGGACGAAAGTTTCTGATGTTGCTCGTAAACCAAGAAACGACCCTATTAGCAGAGGCCTACGGTTCGAAGTCCTCCTTAGAGAAGCAAGGGCAGAATGTTAATAGGGTAGCAGGTTTATATTGGGTCAGGACCCTAATACAGAGTCTAGTTGACAAGAAATAAGTATTATAGCGGATGGGATAGATGCACCTTACCCCATCCCCCGTGGTACTTATTTGACACTTGTTGTTAATTAGTATTACGATATAAATGGTGCAAGTAATTTAATAGAAAGGAAAGTGATGTCAGAAGATACCACAACCCCAACGGAACTAGAAACCGTTCAGGCTCCTCAAGAGGAACAACCTGAAGAACTAGATACGCAGGCGGTACAAGCAGAAACTGAACCTAGTTCAGATGAAGCCGACACTACAGACCAGACCGAAAGCTCAGAAGAAGACGAGTTGAAGGAATGGGCAGAGAAGAAAGGGATTAAAACAGACAATACTGTTGCCCTTCTAAAAATGGTCAGAGAGAGTGAAAAGCAAATGCACAATGCCACTAAACAGGCAAAGGAATTGCAAGCAACTGTCAAGACTGTTGGAGAAGAAGCAGGATTCGACGAAACGTCTCAACTACTCAATCGCCTAAAGGTTACAGATTTTTATCTTAACAACCCAGACGCAAAACAACTAGATGAGCAAATGGCAGAAATCGTCACCTCTAAACCGTATCTCGCAGATGACTTAGAGACTGTGTACGAGTTAGCGAAAGCTCGTAACCAACCAGTGAAAGATGTCGAAGCCAGAAAAGTAGGTCAAAAAGAAGCGCTTGCCCAGGTGGCAAAGGCTGAAAAAGCAGCCCCACCAAACGCATCTGCTACGACTAGACAAAGTATTACTACCGTAACCGACCAAGACATAGCTAATATGTCAGCAGCCGAATACGTACAGTGGAAAAAAGACACGGGATTCGTTCCGTTCCAAGACTAGAAGTACAGTGCTTTAACAACTTAGAAAAGAGAAAATTGAAATGGCACTTGGATCAGACCAAATGACAGGAACAACTCTTGCTGTAAAGCGTCCCAATATATGGGCCAAAGAATCGCTTGTAGCACGAGAAAGCACATTGGTACTTGTACCTAAGATTAAACACTATGACCGAGACATCAAAAATTCAGGTCAAACTGTTGAAATCCCTAACACAAGCAACCTAACAGCACACGTTAAAGCAGCTAACACAGCTGTCTCACTTAACGCACCAACAGAAACCAAAACAACTATCACTATCGACCAACACTACGAATGCTCATTCCTTATCGAGGACTTTGCAGACGCACAAGTTGCTTACGATGTTGCTAGTGAATACTCAGCAAAGACTGGCTACGCTATCGCAGAAGCTATGGACACAACTGTCGTAAATGAAATTACTGACAATGCTACATACGAAGCAGGCGCATTCGGTACAGCTTTGAGTGACACGACTATCTTAGTAGCTAACCGCTACCTAGATGACGCTAAAGTACCTGGTAGTGGACGCACATTCGTTGTCTCACCACAGGGTAAACAAGAAATGCTAGCTATTGACAAGTATGTTCGTTACGACGCACTTGGAACCGGCTCAGCTATCGTAAATGGTAAAATCGGAACTATCTATGATATGGACGTTCTTATGAGCCATAACCTACGAGTAACAGCAGCAACTCCTGTTGAGAACAATCACTTATTGTTCCACCAAGAGGCTTGTGCTATTGCCGTACAAAAAGACATCAAGTTTGAATCACAACGCAAAGCAGAATACTTGGGTGACCTATACGTCGCTCAGGCTCTATGGGGCGTTGAGATGCTACGACACGATCACGCGGTCGTCGTTAAGAGCTAAAACTCTCTGTCAAAGATTAAAGAGCTTTCGGGCTCTTTTTTCTTACCCCAACGATTTGACAACGTAAAAAGTTTTACTATATAATTAACAACATAATATAACGGGGGAAAATATGAAGATTGACGACAAATATCTACCAACAGTTGAAGATAGGATTCTGTTTATCCAGAACCGTATCGGCGAAAATAAGAAACAAATGCACGGTGGACAATTAGAAGTATTAATGGCTACCGCAAATGGCGAAGCACGTTCAGTAAAACAAGTTGAAGACCAAATGGAACAAATCCAAAAGAATATCGACATCTATGAACAAGAACTCGCAAAACTTAAAGGATAAGATTGCCGTTATCCTACCATCTAGGGGTATGAGTTATTCTCAGACTCTTGATGAGTTACTCGTAGAATTAAAGGGTTTTGACTACAAGATATTCTTTTCAATCGGTAATCCGTTACCAGATTGTTTTAACATCCCGATAGAAGAGGCACTCAAAGATAAGACATTCTCGCACTTCCTAATAGTAGAAGACGATATGATTATCCCTAAAAAGATACTTCAGCCGATGATAAACAAACGCTACCCAGTTGTGGCGTTAGATTATCCGTTTAAGAAAGACGGTGATGCTACTACCCTACACGATCCGAGCGGGACAGCTCTTTATACTGGCACGGGGTTCATCCTGATTGAGAGGTGGGTTTTAGACGCTATGCCTAAGCCCATCTTCAGGACTGATATAGCGTGGGATATGATGATTACAGTTGACAACAAGTTAGTCTGTTGGCCTAGAGACGTAAGTAAGATTAAGACCTATGGTTTACACGATGTCAATTTCGGTGTAACGATGTGGGCTAATGATATGCCGATATATGTTATGACGAGGACAGCAGGACAACGCAAACTGCTATCTAAGGGCAAAGCTAACTCCAACGCAGGAGCAGATAAGATTTATGAACTAACTACTGTCTGGAGAGATAACACAGCTAAGAGTAGTAATGAGATACTTGTCCAAGGATACCTAGACCGACTACACAGCATTACAACGATTGAGATACTAGATAAGGTTCCAGCACACATTTATTACAAGGACGGACAAGCTCGTCTTAGAAAGGGTAAAGATGTCGTCATATAACATAGGGGTAGTCTATCCATCACGGGGTATGTGTTTTACCGAGACTTTTAAGGAAGTCCTAGACAATTTGGCTGATTCTAAGGCGCTGTACACGATTTATTGGTCGCATGGTAACAAATTACCAGCTTGCTTCAATAAGCCCCTACAACGGGCGTTAAAAGGCTCACACACGCATATATGGTTCGTTGAGGATGATATGGTGCTGAAAAAAGGCATATTGAATGAACTATTAGCTGAAGACAAGGACATCATCTCGTGCGACTACCCAATCGTTAAGGCTCCTAGCGGCACTATCCTCTACGACAAGGCAGGAGACGCTATATTTACTGGTACTGGTTGTATGTTGGCTAAAGTAGGAGTCTTTGAGACTATGCCAATGCCAATCTTCCGAGCTGATATTCGTTGGGGTTTCAAACAATACACCGATAAAGTTAAGTTTACTGCTGAGAACGTGGACCCAGACAAGGTATATGGTCACCACGACATAACTTTCGGACTTTATCAATACCTAAATAACCAACCTATATCAGTTTCCAAGACCACATTATCGCAACGTAAGCTCAAGAAAAGGGGTGAAAACGGCAATAACATAGGAACGGATACCATAGAATTATTCGATGATTACCGTAAAATTAACTACTACATGGTCGAGGTAGAGCCTGAAAAGGATGAGAGATTTGTAACAGTTTATATTGACAAGAAACCTGTATGGGTAACTCCAGAGCAGGCTAAACGGTTGGGACAGTTTGATAGCGTCTCACCAACGATATTTGAAAAGGGACATATCATAGTAGATTTAAATAATAATAAGATAGCCCGAAAGGCTTTAAGGAGAAAGAAATGAAAAGACTATTATTAACAGGGGCGGGAGGATTCTGTGGGGGCCACTTCGTCGATCACTACCTAGTCAACACTGACTGGGAATTAGTATGCCTAGATAGTTGGGCACATAAAGGTATCCCAGAACGAATCTTGGATAGCGAACACTATCAGAATAATAAAGAACGTGTGACTGTATTTACACACGACCTAACAGCACCAATCTCCCAAGTCTTGATAGATAGGATAGGACATATTGATTATATTGTCAACCTAGCCAGTTTGTCCCATGTTGATACATCAATTGATAGCCCAGGTCCATTTATTAAAAACAATGTTGATTTGGTAATAAATATGCTAGAACTAGCTCGTAAGATTAAACCAGAGAAGTTCATTCAGTTCTCAACAGATGAAGTCTACGGACCGATGCTAGACGATAGACCACACCCAGAATGGGACCCAATTATACCATCAAACCCATATTCAGCAAGTAAAGCAGCACAAGAAGCGATTGCTATATCTTACTGGAGAACATACTCGGTACCGGTTATCATCACCAACACAATGAACATTATCGGCGAAAAACAAGACGGCGAGAAGTACCTACCAAAGATTGTCCGCAACGTATTAGACGGAACTTCACTAACTGTACATGCTAAAGACGGTGTAGCTGGATCTAGGTTCTATCTACACGCTCGTAATGCTGCTGATGCTGTGATGTTTATCTTGAATAATATCACGCCACCATTATTCCCAGATGTCAATGAACCAGAACGATTTAACGTCGTATCTGATAATGAGTTGAACAACCTAGAGTTCGCAAAGATTGTCGCTGACTTAATGGGCAAAGAACTTAAATACGAGTTCATAGATGTCCACACAGTTCGCCCAGGACACGACCCTAAGTACGGACTTACAGGACAGAAACTCAAAGACGCTGGTTATAACTATCCGGTATCGTTTGAAGCCAGTTTACGACAGACAATAGATTGGATGACTAAACCAGAGAATAAGAGATTTATCGAGGCTCTATGACCTATTCGATAGTAGGTGGAGGACTGGCAGGGGCGACAATAGCCGCCCTCTTGCCAGATTCAGTAATATACGAGAAAGACCGAGTAGGTGGACTCTGTATCGATAACAAGAACTACCAAGAGTTTGTTCACATATTACACACAGACTACGAAGATGTTTGGAAGTTTGTTAATAACCACACGACAGTTATGCCCCACACCACAAGACTATTATCATACGTTAATGGTGAACTCAAACAGTGGCCAGTAAAAGAGATGACTGACCAAGTAATCAAAGAGCAGATGGACGGATACAACAAGAAGATGTGGTTACGAGAAGTTCCTAAAGAAGCTCTTGCGCGCGTGATAACATCAGAGGACGGACTCATATTCCACGAGAAGTATCAAGGTGTTCCAGACTTTAAGAGATTATTTCAAAACCTTACAAGATACACAGATGTTATCAAGAAAGACGTTAGAGACGGAGATGTTAAGGGTAAGATTATCCTAACAGGTGCTATTGACGAATACTTTAACTACTGCTTTGGTAAGTTACCATATAGAGGTATGCAAGCTGTTCACTATCTGTCAGAGACTAGCTTACCAGCTGACTTCGTTACATTCTCAGATGAACTGATACCATTCCAGAGACTTGTAGATTACGGACGACTAGGTTATGAAGGAACGTGGATAGGCGTAGAGAGTGCTTGCGATGCTATACATTACCCAATACGAGACGATGAGAGTGAAAAGATTTACGCCAAGTATAAGAAACTAGCCGACGAAAAAGGTATCCTACTATGCGGTAGGTTAGCTAACTTTAAGTATCAAGACATGGACGATGTGATGAGAGACGCTATTGACTTAGTGAGGTCATTAAATGAGTAGAGCTATATTCACTCTTCAACACAACGAGCAATACTATTTGCCGAAGTGGATTAAGTATTATAGGCAGTTCTTTGCGCCTAGTGATATATACATACTATCACATAATTGTTCTGGTATTACTAATGACATCTTACAGGACGCAGAAGACGACGGAATTAATGTCCACGAACTTGCGACTGATGAGATATTTAACCATGACTGGCTCTTGAATACGATACAGGGTTTCCAACGAGAACTACTAGAAAGATACGATTATGTAGTGTTCACAGATTGTGATGAGTTCCTGTGTCCTACAGACTGTACGCTAGGTGAGTTCTTAGATAAAGCTACCGACGAAGCATATCGAGCAAACGGAATTGACGTTATAGAAAATAAGATGTACTACTCGTGGGGGTTCAGCAAGACCTTGATAAGTCGGATACCACTGATGTGGGTTCACGGCTATCATACATCAGTTCCAGAGTTTCAAATAACACCTAATCTAAATCTGTATCATATCCACAAACTCAACTATCAAGAGGCGTTGGAACGCAACCTACGACTATCTCAAGAGAAGTGGGACGCACACGCTGTCGCCAATGCACTAAGTATCCAGAACCAGATAGCCAATGAAGAAGATTTTAGGAAGATGTTCTGGGACACAGGAGAACTTATTGAGCAAGATGACACACTTAAGAGGTTATTAGATGTTATCGGTGATTAGTGCCTACTATCAGAATGAGGAAATGACCGAGCAGTTCTTAGACAATCTGTTACCATTAGATGCTGAAGTTATACTTGTAAATGCTGGTAGCAAACCAATCGTGCGAGAGGGTGTTCGCAGGATAGATCTACCAGAGAATGTAAGTTTCTCCAACTCAATGAACGCAGGACTCAAAGAGGCTAAGGGCGATTACGTCTGTATTATTGGTAACGATGTATTTCCACCAAAGGGTTGGTTGAACAGGTTAGCCTCAGTAGCTATACAGACAGGGGCGTTTATCGTATCTCCAGCTAATAACCAGAGAGGTGTTGACCTATATGAACCAGTATTTATCAGGGAGGAATTGTACCATACAGCATTCTTCCCTGCTATATGTTGGTTGATTAGTCGAGAGTGCCTAGATAAAGTCGGACTGTTTGACGAGAGATACATCGGTGGAACGTATGAAGATAACGACTACGCCCTACGAGTCAATATTATGGGCGGTAAGATAATAGTTGATAACTCAGTTGTAGTGAACCACCTTGAGAGCCAGACTATGAAACTACTAGGTGACTTGAACGAGATTATGGAACGCAACGCAAAGATACATCAAGGCAAGTGGTTGTATTAAATTAAGAAAGTACTGTAATATTAGAGTATGAATCCAAATGATTTCCTAACAGAGAACGAATCAATAAACGAGGCGAAGAATAAGGACCTACAAGATAGGACCAAGCGTCAAGAACATAAAAACGAGATTTCTCAGGTGTTAAATAACATCTCGGCTGTCGGACAGATAGTATCTAATGCAATAGACAAAAAGTCAAATGATGTTAAGGTATTGAACTTCCCTACATCTATCAAGACTCCTGATGTAGAGCGATTAGTCCTAGAGATTAAGGCCCTACGAGATGAGAGTAAAGTCAAGGAACCAAAGGATACTACAACTCACGACCTACTCGGTAAGCTACTTACCTCTATACAGGCACTACCTACGAGTATGCCAGAGTCCAAGGAGTTCCCTAGTGAGTTTACTGTTAAGAACCAGAAAGACTACGACGCTAAACTAGATGCCGTCGTTAGTGCTGTCCAAGCAATTAAGATGGACTTCCAGCCAAACATCACAGTTAAACCTGCTGACGTAAAAGTCAAAGAAACAGACCTATCGTTATTAGAAAAGAAACTAGACATTCTTACAAGTGCAGTCAAGGCTATCTCAATCGTCGTACCAGAACAAGACGACAGCGAATTACTTAAACGCATATCGGCTACAACAAAGGCTATCAACAGCCTATCGTTCCCAGTACCAAACTATATCCTACCATTTAAGAAAGCTGACGGATCTGCTACTCAAGCCCTAGTAGATGATGACGGTAAACTAAATGTTGATATAGATATGGCTACCGAGGGACTTGCCACAACAGCTAAGCAGGATACTCAGATAACTTCACTAGACAATATACTAGCTGAACTTGTGCAAAAGACCGAGGCTACTCAGAACCAACAGGTAGAGTTAATCAACGCTATACGAGTATTGATGCAAGCAACAGTAAATCCTCCATACCTTGATAAATCAGCTAACCAGACACGCTCACAGGTAACTGGTTCACTTACAACCCTTACAAACCTTACTAATATGGGTGCTTGGTCAGGCACTCAGTTATCATATACAGCCAGTCAAAACACATGGTCAAATATGTGTAGAAGTTTAATAACATAAAGGAGTATCATGGCAAACAACTTTAAAAAAGTAATAGACAGACAAATGTGGGTGCAAGTAGCACCAGCACCTAATGCACACGCAGCAGGTGGAAGTATCGCAACTGATTTAAGGAATGATATATCGCGTAATCCCTTTATCTATCAGATAGCATCAGCAACAGTCTTAAATAGATATAACTTCGTCACTAAGTCGTGGAACTTCGTGCAATCACCAGCACTAGGTGGAACATTCGGTGCGGGAACTGGTATCGTGTTCGTACCATCTCTTGGTCTTATAGGTAATATCGGCGTAGGCTCAAGCACAACATCAGTAGTGACCTCTACTACCATAACTGCAGTTGGCGTAAATATGCTCGCTAATCGCGGTGGCTCAGGCGACTACGGATTTAAGGTGAGGATAAATGGTAAATCGGCAGGTGGCTCAGGTAAAGTAGAAGAGCGTTGGATAATTGCTAACACTGGTGGTACTACCCCGACCCTTACATTAGACACTCCTCTTACATTCACACCAGCTAGTGGCGATACGTATGAAATACTAGCGGGTCGTATTCTTATGTTAAATGCAGGTGCTCTAGCAGCGACTTCATTTAGATCAATAGAACTATCAACTAATACTCTTACTTCGCTAACTAATACAAACCTACCTTCAACAGTTGCGACTGACTTCTCAGGCATAGCCCTAGATGAACAATACGTCCCCTATGACAGACAGCCAGGCGAGGGATTCATTGTCGGTGCTGGGACTTACGACGCAAGTAACCCAAAGGACTGTCTAGTCGCTACAGCAAGCGCTGCTGCAACAATAACAGGTCAAGCAAGCGGTGGTGATGCTAGTGTATTAGAAAACGAATACCGAAACTTCCAAATAAGAATCGTAGAAGATACTGCCGCACCAACCGCAGTAGGACAACGAAGTATCATCAAATCACATACAGCAGGTGAAAGTCCTGTCTACACAATGGGAACTAACTGGGGAGTTCAACCAAGTGCAACAGCTAAGTTCGTGATTGAATATCCTAATCTACTTCTTGTATGGTCAAGTGCTACCGCAGTAACTTACACATATAATTATGGTCCAGCTACGATAAACAACGGAACTAACTCAATCACGGCAGGTGCTTGGCACGTTACTTACTTCGGAAACAGAGGTGGTAATATGGGTGCTGGTTGCACAACCTTTGCATCATTTGGTATCCAACCAGACGCAGCCAAGAACTCACGACACTCGTTTATATTCTCATTTAGAGGTGGTGCGGCATCAACACTTGACCTACTAGATATAGCTGGTGGTGCAGCAGGATTATGGTCAAATGCAATCGTATATGATGGTGCAGTTACTCTAACTACAGGTTCGTGTGGTAAATACGCACCATTTGATAACGAGGGTAAGTTCGGATACTTAGACTCTTATACCGCTTCGGCAGTAAACCAGATATACAGGTTTGACGTAAAGAATAGAGTATTAGCCCCATTCACACCTACAGATTGGATACAGTCAGGAACAGCAGCCGCAGGTGATAGGATAGCATCTTTCTGTGCGATAGATGGAAGCGATAAATATACAGTACTTTACTTACTTGCTCACACATCAACTGTAGGTCAAGAACTGATAGTGCAGGTATAACATGGCATACCTACCTAACGAAGACGAAGCAACCAAGGCTCTAGTAATGATTGACTATGAGCATCACGAAATCCACGAGGGAGACCACTTCGTTTACTTTGATTATGATGCTGAAGTCGATACTGCTGGACCAAAGTATTACAGGATAACAACCCCGAATACGACTAAATGGGCACACATAATGTTTGGTTTACAATCAGAGGGTGCTGGTACTTGGCAGCTGTTTGAGAATCCAACCGTAAATGCTGCTGGGACTACTGCTGCTACCTTTAACAATGACAGAAACTCTGCCGCTACTGCAACCCTAGTAGTAGCCTATGACGCAACTGCAACTGCTGACGGAACTCAAATTAAGGTATGGCGAACTGGTGGCGGAACAACCGCTCCATCAAGGGCAGGGAGTGAAAGTAGGTCATCAGTAGAGTTAATCCTAAAACAGAACGAAGATTACTTCTTGAAGTTCACACCAGATGCAGATAACGCAAAAACCAAAGTAGAAATGCTATGGTATGAGCATACAAACAGGTAATTGTAAAAAAGAAAGAATATAAGGTAATATAATAGTATGACATACAATCTTGGAACAGTCAGAGGTAGGATAGAACAGAAATTAGACGACACATCATTCGGTGTTGCTAAATTAAACCAGTTCATTAACGACGGACAGAGAGACATATTGAACTCTCGTCGCTTTATATTCATGGAACGAGAAGCCGATGTTACTACTAATGAGGGTAGCCAGACACTACTGAATATGCCGACAGATATGCAGACACCTCTATCACTACGGATACACACACCAGTAGGATACGCAACCTTACTACCATACCTAGAATACGAAGACTTTGACCGATCAATACCTAACCAGAGTATATCTGGAAACACAGTCCCTAGTGCATGGAGGGTATTTAATAGGGACATCCTAGTCTATCCTAACCCAGATACCGCTTACTACTTGAAACTAAAATATATAAAAGAAGTTACTGAACTTACATTAGATGCTGATGTCCCTGAGATACCTGAGTCATTCGGTGAAGCACTTGTCCTAGCTGGATACAAACGAGCCTTAGAACATAACGATGACTTCGACCAAGCGCAGGTTGTTCAATTACAGATTGATGAGTTGACTAATAGAATGGACGACAGATACAAACGACAGGGTAGTCAGCCACATATCATGAGGACACCAAATCGGGCTGTAAGACGTAGGGGGTTCTAGATGGTCTCGCGATTTGGACCTAACCGAACCTTTATCCCAACAAAGGGTAGTGCTCTTAAAGAGGATAACTTCTTCACTATGGGTGGTCTTAACTTACTCGTACCAGATGAACTATTGAAAGACAATGAGAGTCCTTATGGGCGTAACTTCCGTGTATTCAAAGAACAGACTGATGAATCTAGAGTTGCTATATCTAAGAGAGATGGACACACCTTTTATTCAGTCCCAGTAGGTGAAGCAGACGCAGGACATAACCACGACACGACTGAAGCGGCAGATAACGCTATCACGATACTAAAGTGGTTCTCGCAACC